AATCTCGGCATCCGAGGGCGTAGCCCGTAGTGAGTGAACAGGACATAATGTATATTTTATTTTAGGAGTTGCAAGAATAAAAAGCGGGGGGAAGTTGCCCTCCCCCATTATACTTAAGCCAAACGGAAGTCAACCACAAGGTCGGGATAGGCTACTTGTACGCCAACTTTGAAGGCGGCTTGGAAGCGGACTTCATCGTTGTCCTTGGAGTACCACAGAGAGAAGTTTTCCTCATCGCTCAACAAGTCTGTTCCGTAAAAGAAGTTTCCAAGGTAAGAGCAGACGATGCGGTTCGTTCCTGTCAAACCGGGAACAGCAACTACACGGACGTTTGTGCCGGGGTAGATGATGTCACCATCGGCCAACCCTTGCAAGTCAACTTGGTTGTACATCACGCCAGTGTTGGCTTTGAACGCTCCAATCAAGGTGCGGAAGTTATTCCATCCGCAGAACATAACAAGGTCGTTGCGGGTCAAGATGGCCTGCGGAATTTGATTGTAGATGTTATCGAAAACGCTGATAACGTTGGCGGTTGTGATTGAGGAAACCGCACCTGTGTTGCCCGATACTGTTGAACCTGAAGCAGCGTTCAAGATTGTGAGCATACCAGTTACCAAGGTAGAACCTGACCAAATGGCGTTCTCCAAAGCCTCGGCGATGCGGAGGGCTTTCTGCTCGCTAAATGCCTGCTCGAATGGTACGCCATCGTAAGTTGAACCTTGCGTCAACTGCGACTGCATCCAGTACTGCTCCAATGAACGAGGGCAAAGAGCCTCTTGGATTTTCATGGCTGCAACGGTGATATTACGCTGGCTGAAAGTGGTTGTTCCTGAAGCAGTCCATCCGCAAGCAGTACCAGCGGCAAGGGCAGCATCGGTGTCCATCAAGTTCAGGGCAGCGGCTGATTTGATACCAACCTGCTTAGTGAACAGGGCGGCGGTGCGAGCCGAGAATACGGCTTTGGTGATGAGCGGCAACCTTTGCTGCTCGGTGTAAGCGGTTAATGTTCCAAGTGAAAATGACATGGCTTTGTTTTTAGGGGGTTAAAGGTTAATTGGATTTTTTAAGGTTTTGGATTGCTTGTGCGAGTGCATTGAAGTTCTGCTGCGTTGCGGCCTTGCGCTGCTCCACGATAGCGGAGGCGGTTGGCTTTGGGGCTTCGGATGGAAGTTCTGCGACCTTTTCGACGATGTCGGTCATGGTTTCCATTTGGCTTGCAAAGGATGCCATCTTCTCCTTCATCTTGCCCATTTCGACCTCCATTGCGGCCTTCATCTCTTCAACGATGGCGGCAAGGTGCTTGGCAACGATTTCCTGCACGGCTTCGGGGGTCAAGCCTACACCAGCAGCAGCAGGGGCTTCGGGTGCTTCGCCTTCCGGGGAAACCTCGATTTCAACTTCTTGTGCTGCAACTTCTGCGGCAGGGGCTTCGGCAACAACGACTTCGGTAATCTTGCCGCCTTCGGTCTTGACTACGCCAACGCCCTCCACTTGGTGTTCGCCATCAGGAGCGGGCAAGGTTTCGTCTTCGGTGATGACATAAACAGGAGTACCTGCAACGAGGTCGCCATCCACACGGATGACCGTGCCATCGGCCAACTTGTAGTCGGCAAAGGCTTGCTTTTGGGTTGTGAACTTGCGGAGTTCGGTCCGCAGGGTTTCAATGGCTGATTTCAGGTTCATGTTATTGGGATTTGTAGGTTGGGTTGATATGTTGCAAAAAAGCGGTTAAGTCATCTGCAAGGCCCGCAAGTGCGACCTCCAGTTCAGTTCCTGTGTTCTTCATCCCGAACAAGCCTTCCACCGAGAAACCTTTGAAGGCGTGGCGATTATCCCACACCTCATCGTTCTCGACTTTGAACGACCCGAACCAAGAACCGTCAGGAGTGTCCTCGTAGCCTTTCGGCGGCATTACGCCACGTTCTGCGTCGGTGATGTAGGATTCGAACATGAACACGCCATCGAGTTCGGCGTTGTGGTAAGCGTTGACGTTGTGCTGGTTACCTTGCTTGAAGTACTTCTGCACGATTTTGCGGATGGTCGCCTTGTCGAATACGACATAGTACTCGCCGTAGGTGTCGTCCTTGCGGAAGATTGGGGTGTCGGCAAGCATCAGCGGCCCAGTCAGCACCCTGCGTTCCCCTGTTTCGGCGAATCTTTGAGGGGTCTTGGCGAAGGCTTGGAAGGGTTTTTCAATGGCTGGCATATCAACGAGGGCGACAAATTGCACGCCTTCATCCACCTCGTCCACAGTCATTCGGTAAACAGGAAGTTCCATGCGGGGATATGTAGCAGTTAGCCTAATGTTGCAAATTCGGACAACCTCCGCACCCTGCTGGTTGTCTGCTGAATGTCACGCTCTACGACATAGGCACGCATGGGTTGGCTGCCTTGGCCTTGGCCTCCACCAAATCCTGAAAGGTCGGTGACATTGGGGTTGCTGAACACAGGAGGCGCAGGCGTTTGATTTCCACCACTTGGCACGATGTTGCCACTTGGCCCTGTACCACCTCCACCGCCACCCGATGCCTTGAACTGCGTTGCCGCAATCTTTCGGACTTGGGCAAGTCCTGATGTAATTATTCCAGCAACTGCAAGGGCTTTGGCTATCGTTGGAAGTTTTGGGTCACGCAAAGCCTGTGTCGCACCAAGGAAGGTATTAACCGTCGCATCTGCAATGCCTGCTGCTTTGTTCAAGTTAAACGCCCTGCGAGCGTCTGCCTCGCTTTCACCTTGCGTTGCCGCAATAAATCCGAGAACACCTGTGAACGCTTCGTTAGCAAATTTCAAAATAATATCTCGTTCTTGCATTTTGAGTTCTTGCTTTTTAGCTTGATACTCCTGCTCTGCCGTTAATTCTTTTTGTCGATATTCATCGTTCAAATTCTGCTCCAGTTCCTTGAAATTAACCGCATCGCCGTATTGCAATTTTAGTGATTCAAGTTTTTGAATACGTTCTGTTTCCAGCAACGACTTGCGCTGATTGAATGCAAATGTTTCGGCAGTTATCGCATCATCGGTCAATTTCTTTGCTTCAATAGCACGATTCGCTTCTTCTTGCGCTGCAGATTGTTTCAGTTCGTTGATTTGCGTTGCAACATCCTTCTGCAATTCAAGCACTCTCGTCTGCTCGGTTGCCACGGCAATCGCCTCGGATTTTGCAAGTTCATCAAGTTTCAATGCCTTAGCTTTCTCGTCCGTTAATTTTTCAGCGGCATCACGTTCCTGTGCTATTGCTTGCATTGTTGCATCAAAAAGTTTTGCTTGCGTTGCGCCTTGGGCTTGCATTAATTGAATGCTATACTGCAATTCCGCAACAGTTTTCTCAAAGCCTTCCGCTTCTAACTTTTGCCGCTCATTCAGCAGTCGAGTGTTCTCTTTCTCAATCTCCACCTTACGCTTGTGGTGAAGTTCCGTTTTGTCAGCAGAGTTCTTTGCCGATTTAATTTCTGCGTCAATTTGCTCCAACCTCTTGACGTGCAACTTAGCTTCATCCGCACCTTTTACTTGCATTAACTCAATTTCACGGCGAATCCTGATTGTTTCAGTAGATTCCTTTGCTTCTGCTTTAATGGGCTTGACTGCCGCCAACGCTTTTTCACGATTTAACAGTGCGTCAAATTGCGCTTGGGTCAGTTTGTCATTAAGTTCTTTATTTCCTGCAAGTTCAACTTTTATTCGGTCTGCAACCGATTTCTCGGTCAAGGCCAAGGATAAGGCCCGTGCTTGTTGCTCTCTTGCTAAATACCTCTCTCTCGCCGTTTCGCCTTCTATCGGATTAGCCGCTTTGACTTCTTCGGCAATTTTTCTGCGAGTGCTTTGTTCCAGCAATGCAGTAGTTTTTGTAATGAACTTGTTGTTAGCTTCAGCACGCTTGTTATATCCATCCGCTTCAATTTTAGCAATCTCCGCTTCATTCTTGCCTGCGTTTTTAGCTTGCAAGACATTGAGTTCAACTTGTTTCTCGGTGCGACTTAAACTGCGTGCCAATTCATCCTCGGCCTTAGCTTGCTTTTTTGCCGATTCAGCGGCTCGGTCTTGCTCTGTTTTAAGTTTTGATAAAGCAATCGTCAGCGTAGCAACAACGGCTACGACTGCTCCAATACCAGTAGCAGCCAACGCCAATCGAAATGCTTTCAATGCTCCAGTGCTTGTGCCTACCGCTATAGTGTACGCTTTTTGTGCGACCGTGTTGGCATTAATTGCTAATTGATTAAGGCCCAACATCAATGCCGATTCCTTCTGCAAGAGATTGGCTACCTGTTGCACACCGTTGGCAAGAGCCATCGCTCCCTGCACCTTGACCAACGTCTTTTGGAGTTCCTCATTTTCATCGCCAAACAATGCCGCCGCTCCTTGGGCAATTTGAAATCCTGCGGTAATTCCTTGAATCGCACCAATAAAAGCATCAATGTTCCTTGTATCGGATGCCAACCCCTTGATTCTTGCACCCGTATCTGCAATCTCGTCTTGCAATTTTCCAGCAGCAAGTTGCAAATCGTTAAATGCTTGCGTTCCCTCAAGACCAGCACGGCTCATGTTAAGCAATTCCTCACGCATTCCACGGAGTTCTGCTTTGGCTGATTTAAATTTAGCTACATCCTCATCTTTTGGCCCAATTGGAGGCAAAGGCGGCAAGGGTTCTGCAACTTCTTTGCGAAAATCTTGAAGCTCAGTGTCGTCAACCCCCACCTTAACGGTTTCTGATGTCGGTATTCCTTGCAGTTTTTTAAGGTCGGCATTGTTAACGTTTATGTCAACGGACAATTCAGTAGCTTTAGGCAATGCTGAAACCTGCTTGCCAAGAGAAACTATTTGTTGCTCCGTTTTCTTAAACTCGTCCGTGTTTTGCTTTCCAGCAGTAGCAAGTTCAAGGAGTTTCTTGCGAAGTTCTTCAAGCCTTTTATCAATAGCCGATGCACCTGCGCTGGTGCTATCCTTGAGGCTCACCTCAAGGGCTATTTCTTTGGTTACGTCTGCCAT